TACACCGCTTATAAATACGCCTAGATTGTTATACCACGCTAAGCCTACAGGTACATTAGGCTGTACAAATGTCAAACCAGATATCGTAACCGATGTTTCGCCGGATGGTATTTCTTTTAATGCCGAAGCTTGATTGCTGTAAGAACTGTTTGTAACCGCTCCCGTAGTTGGTAAGATATATTTAACTGGTGTGGCTTTGGCCTTGTCAAATTTCTGTATACCCTCTACCGTTACAAGCTGATTACTTTTACCATTTAAGAACAATTCTGCCAGTCCGTTGTCGGCGGTTGTAAAATGTGCAAGGGATGTGTCTGCAATGGTAGCTTTATCTTTATAGCCATTGGCCCACATAGCGCCATCTGACCTTACTTCTACGTTGCCATTACCTTTTACAAGTCCTATTACCGTATCTGTAGCAATTCCTACTCCGACAATTCCTTGTGCTTCGTCCCTGTATAACTTGGATTGATCTCTGTAATATTTACTATTGTCTGTAGCATCTTCTGGTACTACTCCACCTACTGCATATCGTTTAGATAAGTCTGCATTGGTTGTAGCTATAACTGCTTGTGCTGTTGCAATATTAGCCTGGATGGTTATGTTAGCGAGGTAATTGGGTTCTAATTTGTTTGCTGTTATGGAACCATCTTTTACAAAACAGCTTACTTTTCCATCAGTTCCTATCAAAAAACCTATAGTACTAGAATCTACAAATTCATATTGGGTAACTAATTTAGAGATATCAACTTCTGTAGTTGAACCATCGGTATTTGTGAATATAAGTTTATTTGTATCGGTATCTATATACCCACTAACAGGAACCTTTTCTAAAGCAGTATCAAACGTCTTAATTGTTCCATTCTTCAATGTTACTGTAATGACGCCTGTAGTTAAGTTCATATCCCAATTTGCAACCATAGTTAATGCATCAGTGACAGGAAATTTAGTGGTGTCTAATGTGACAGTCCTGTCATCAAGGGTGTTTAATGCAACATCCATTTTGTTAAGATTAGTGGATCCAAGTGCTGTAGATGTACTTGGTTGATTAATCCAGTTTATTCTTGTATAAGCTTTGTCAAATGCCATAATTCACCTTCTTTCGGCGAGATAATCAAATCGTCTATTGAGGAACTGTCCATCTTATTTAAATGCATTTTTTTCTGAGTATCTTTGCTTCCGGATTCTTTTTGTATGCGACTTAATTCTTCCCAATCGACTTTTGCATACTCGTTTTTATACATGTATCTACCTCATTTAGGCATAATAAAAGCACCTACCATGTGGTAGATGCCTTTGTTTACTAATATTAATCTACTATTATCTTCATGACTCCTGTATTGACTGCATATTCTTCGAATCCATATCCCGTGTTCAACACTTCTTCTGGATAAAAACTGTATTTTACTAAGTTGACGCCAACATGCAATTGTATATCTTCATATTCAAGCGTTCCGCTTATGACTTTACCATTGCTGTTTCTAAATACAAAGTCTATCGGGTTAAATATTTTGTGTATGTCGGTTTCAAATGTCAGTATCTTGCTGAATACTTGTCGTTTCAATGTATCATTAAATATTTTAGTTGTTATTGGTACTGTTATTTCTATGTCGTGGTATTGAGGTATGTCCTTGTCCATATCTGGTAAATATTTAAGCGTAATTTTAGCTTCATCATCTTTGACAGGCTCTACCGATAATAGCTTCCAATATTTTAAAGAAATTTGCTCATTACTTTCTTTATCATAAACAATCCCAGTTATTTTATAATCGTAACTATTGGTGTATTCACCTGGATAAAACTGCCTTACCTGCTTTATATCCCCTTTAAAAATTGCTTCTTTACTATTCTCTGATGCGAATGCTTGAAATGGAATTAATATCATTATTAAAGCTATTAGTATAGATATGCGTTTTTTCATAAGCAACAACCTCCGTTTACATTATTATACATAAATATATCAATTAAAACAATACTAATTATTGCATTTCAAACACCTTTTTATACATTTTTTGGACCATATATAATGTCCACGCATGAAAATTTTCATAATTTATCCTATGAACTTTTCCATCCGAAACATATTGACCCTCATCTGTATTGTCCCTTTTATCAATTATTTCTATGATGTTATAATCAAGTGCATTGAAACCAAAAGATTCAAAAGCGCTTTCTACTTGCTGTGCTAGCAAACCAAAAAGTATTCCTTTTCCGTATGCATTTGTCTTGAATCTATATTGCCAAGGTTTTAAAGCTAGGTATAGTTCATCTGGCAATTCTTCTATGCTTTTAAAGTCATATTTTAATCTAAAATCAGATGAAGAAAGTGGTTGGAATGTTGCGTTACACCAGTTTACACTAGCTACGTTTACACCATTCAAACCTACGTTTCCAGATCCTGTGTAGATAGGTTGAATATGGTTTGAGTCATAATAATAATTATTCCTTGTAGCATATGTGATAACAGTAGACCCGTTAACTTGACACGCCGGAGTTTGTATTTCGTTGTGTTTTATTACCGTACTTTGTGATACACTTGTAATATCTCCGACACTGATTTCACCTGGTCTCATTTCTGAATATTGAATGTTAGAACTACCCTTTACTGCTAAGGCAGCTGGAGTCATAGTGTTGCTAAAACTTCCATAAGAAAGTTCTATAACTGAATCATTTTGGTTGTTTCCTGTGACTTTGAATGACCCACCAGTTATTTTAGCGCTTGTACTCTCTATACTACCTTTAAATTTTCCATTAACTGCTTCTATACTGCCATCAAGTAAAATCTTAAAGTTGCTATTAGCTGTTACAATACCTTCTAATTCAATATTAAGAGCCTGTATCTTAGCCAATTCTGGAGATAGATTAATAGCGCCAATTACACCATCTTTCTCAACTCTCTGATTAATCTCGCCTGCTTGTATTGTAAATTGAGCATCGGAATTATCTTTATTGTTAGTTATCTGAACTTGTAATTCTCCGGCTTTAATATCGATTTGGTTTTCCAATCCTTCGGCTATGTCAATCATGTTAATAGATAGTTCTTCGACGCTCTTTTTTATAACTAACGCCTTACCTGCCATTTGTTGAATATCAACACCTAGACTTTTAGCTTCACTTCTTTTTTGATTGCCCGGTGCAGAAATATCATCTTTTAAGGCCTGTATACCCGATAGTGTTCGATTAAAAACAAAGGATTCTACTGCATCATCATTTGTTATGCACGTAACAGTGTCACCTACTTCTACATAGGGCAAACCCATCATTATTGTACTGTGCGGTCGATAGATTTTATCTTTTATCTGTAGTAAAATAGCATTTGCAATTGCTTGCATTGCTATGCTGCCTTTTCCATAAAGAAGATAGTTTCCCGTTATAATATAGGCATTACCTTCTTCTCCGACAGTAGTTCCGACGTCTTCATCCTCTTGTCTAATGGTTAATGATGTTATTGCTTCAACAATGTATTCTTCATAATCTATTTTGTAATATCCGCTAGTTATATACTCTCCGCTTTCAGCAGGAAACAAATCTTCGGATGGATAAAGTGTTTCTGATGGGTACAAACCTAACCCACTTAATTGTATAACCTTAAACTTGTTATACCTTGTTATATGACCAAATCCGGCGTTTATTTCACATAGCCTTTTCAATACATCCCTGCCCACTAAAACGCTTGGTGAAACGGTCTTTACAAGCATCACATCGTCGTTTGTAATCGTTTGGTCTTCATAGTCAATGTCCAAATGTGAAAGAAGTGACAGTCTCATGTTTTTAACTGATATAGGAAAAGTTAAACTATTATACCAAGTAGATACATCCGCATCAGTTTTTAACATTGCATCGTATCCGGTTATATCTTTTGTTTTTTGGTTATGTTTCTTTTTACAAGAATCAACGACATAAGTCCCTAGTGGCATTTCAAATTCACCAATAGACTGAGTTATAGTAAATAACTGCCCTGATAGCTCTTGTATAACATTAATAACAGAAAATTGAACCTGTGAAGCTTCGCAAGAACCAATTACTATATCATCTGCCATGCATAAACTTTCGGTTAATTCAAATGATTCGGCTATTATTCTATCGCTATTTATGGTTAAATCTAAGTTAGGAAAATATATTGCTTTAATTCATCAGATATATCAAGCATATATCTCCTTTCTACCGTTCTTTAAAGTCAAGCGATAAGGCAGAATAAAGCAACGCTCCAACACGTAAATTCCTAAAAGGCGCACCCTTTTTAATCACTTTAAATTCTCTTGTTTCATATATTCCGCTCATTGCATCTGGGTAAGTAATGTTTACATATCTATTTTGATTAATCAGTTGTAATATTGTAGATACTTCCTCTTTAGTTGGATCAGTCCATTCATAGGCTATATTTCTTTTTTGTGTAAGTATTTCAGAATGGTCTAATCCATCCGCTGTAACTTGGCTTTCTCCTACTTCTATATCTTCCATGTCCCAACTAAACGATGTTGGAGTTCTAATTTCTACATCATTAAATTTATGCATATTATCGCTCCTTTACAAAGTAGTTTTTAATATATATCCATTCATTTTTCCGGTTTGTTTTTGTGAACGCTGTGTTGATTTATATATCGGACCATCGGTCATATAGATATCGGTTTCAATTATAGGTGCTTCTTGACTTTGTTTTAAGAATAGTGGCGCAATGGCTTTAGTAATCCCCTGGCTAATCATGCTATTTAAAACATCAAGAGGAGCCACTACTTCTGGACTTTTTGCGTCTCCAACTCCTTTTAGTCCGTACGGTGTGCTAAATATGGTTGGCTTGCTAAAAATACCACCCTTTGCATACCAGTCAACGCCTATCTTAGGAACACCTTCTTCCACCCATTTAAGGGGATTCATGGAACCCGAAACTGTGAAATGTGGCATTTTCAACTTTGGAAATTCCCACTTAAAGTTAAAGAAGCCTTTTATTTTTTCAATAACTCCACTTATAACAGTTTTGGCACTATCCATTTTTTCCTTAATCGTTTTAACCATTGCTGTTAATTTTCCACCTGTTAATGTATCAATGAATGTAAAACCTGCTGTATAATATCCTTTAATTCCTTCCATTGTTGCAGACGCTATACCTTTGATTCCACCGCCGTTTTCTTCGTAAGCGGTCTTTATGTTGCCTAATTTTTCGCTTATAGTCGTCTTGGCAGCATCCATCACGTTACTTATTTTATCTTTTACTCCATTCCAAATCTCAGTTGTTTTTGTTTTAATTCCATCCCATTTTTCTGAAATCCAACTTCCTAGTATGGTAGCTTTTTCTTTTACTGTATCCCAATTCATTACAAGGGCTGTGCCTATTGCTATTAATGCTCCTATTGCTAGTATAACTAAAGCTATTGGATTGGCTGCCATAACAGCATTTAAACCACCTTGTGCAAGCGTCTGAGCCAGTGTTGAAGCTTTCCATGCATCCATTATTCCTGTTACTACACTGACCACTTGTAGAGCCATTATAGCGCCTAATAATCCACCTAATATAGGGATAAGTATATTAGAGTTGTCAGCTATAAAGCCGATGACATCAGAAACAAATCCAAGTGCCGTTCCTGCTATTTCTTGGATTTGTGGCGCTTTATCCATGAACCATGTGAGCATATTTGACAATTGAGGAATCAATTCTAACATTAATTTGTTTTTAACTCCATCAAAAGTAGCTTTTACATTGTCCATGGAATCCCCGAATCCCTCAGCTGCTACAACGCTTTCTCCGGACATTACAATTCCTAGTTCGTCCGCTTTGTCTTTTAAAGCTTGCATACCTTCGGAGCCTTCACTTAATAAAGGTTTTAGTTCTGTGTAGGACTTACCTAATAAATCATTACCGATACTATTTTTTAACGCTCCTTCTTCCATATCAGCAAGCGAGTTCATTACCGTTTCAAAGGCTGCTTCTGGTGTCATAGAAGATAAATCCGACATTGATATACCTAGTTGCTCATAAGCGGTTTTCGCGGTCTCAGAACCGTTTTGTGCATCAACCATTGTGTTAGACAACTTTTTCATGCCTGTTTCTAAAACTCCAATATCTGCACCACTCTGGCTGGCAGCATATCCCCATCTTTGCAAGCTCTCTATTCCTATGTCAGTCCTTTGAGATAATTCCAACCACCCTGCTGCTGTTTCGGAAGTACTGTTCGCCAGAGTAAGAAGTCCAGCTACTGCCACCCCTGCTCCTGCGACTACAGCAGCACCAATTTTTGCACCCTTATTGGCAATATCTTGTAGACTGGTTTTAGTTTCTTTCCCTTTTTTGTCTACGCTCTTTAGAGACTCTATTGCGTCTTTATCATCTATTAATACAGTACCAAATAATCTAAACAGTTCCATGTGTTTCTCCTTTCCCAAAGGATTTTTCTAACTCTAATATATCCTGCATGATATCATCTTTATTTCTAGTATCCAGCACGGCTTTCTTTGGTTTAATATTGTCCCAAAACTCATTAAATGATATGTAGGTTTTCTTATCCATGTTGGAGTATTGTGCAAGATAAATTCTAAAAGCATATTCTTTTGTATCTTCATCCATGGCACGTTCAATTACTTTTAATCCGTTTTTAAGAGGAAGATTTAAAACATACTCTATATTTCCGTATCTTTTAAGCAGGAGGTCTTCTATTTCGTCTCTTTGGATTCCCCTGCTTGTGATAAAAAATCTTCTATTCCATCTGATTGAAACAATTCAGTAAAAAACTCTTTAATTTGCTTAATTCCCATTTTGCTTACTTCTTCCTCATTAAGGCCGGTAAGACTTGATATCAATTTCTTAACTTCTTTTTGTGCTTTAAATAGATTTCTTATTAGCTTAGTAACCATGTCAATTCCAATGCCTACTATAATTTCTTTCCCTAGTGTTGTAGCATCTTTTTTATTTTCTAATTTAGATTTCTGTATTGTTTTAGTAATCTTATCTACATCAGCTTCTAAACCCATTTTGTCTATTATTTCAGATATTGTAAAAACATCGTTTAAGTCAAATTCTTTTTTTATCATTTCCCCTCCTATAAAAAGAGGATGGATTTCTCCACCCTCACAATATTAGATTGCATATTCAACACTCCATGGAGGAGTTGTCCTTGTTGCTTCGTCGTATGTAGCGGTAAAACCAATTGATGGCACTACTTCGTTTTTATCTTCTAGTGTCCATTCAAGATTATCGAGGTTTATGGCATCTTTTACATTAATGGTAACCGCTTTACCGTCTTTCGTTTTTCCAACCCACTTAACATCGTTATAATCTCCTAACGCAATTGTAAGCGTACTCTTCATAATGTTGTCAGAGGATGCGGCTTTACCTTGTACTGTAGTTATCATGCTGCCTGTGGCACCTGTTGAACCAGGGGAGTAAATTGCATCTGTTTTAAGTCCGACTGCTGTTGCTGTAAATGTTACTGTTGTTGTACCTGCTGTTCCTCCTGTTGTCCATCCGGAGAACGTACCATTTCTGATCTTGTCAGCCACTTGGACAGCCGTATCAGTTGCTAAAACAGCTATATTTACCGCAACCCCATTTAATGTTATAGTTACATTTCCGGCGGTGTTTGCTGCTGTAGTGATAATTAAGCTTGCCACTTCTGCCGTTCCGGTATTAAGTGCAATATTCATTGCAGGGTAATACTTTGACATATCAGTTGCATTAAATAATTCAAGTGCATTTACTGTAAGTTTTGCTGTTTCCTTATCAATGACTATACGCCCTTTTACGGGTCCGTAATCCCCATCCGCTTCAATGTTTCTATATTCTCTTTCAACAGTAAAGGCGCTTCCACCTCTGGTTAATCCAATCGGAGTAGTGCCGACTGTAACGACACCATAGCCTAATAAAATCTTTTCTGCTGTTGGCATGTTTACCATCCTTTCTATTTTGAGTATACCCGTACAACATATCTTAAATTAACAAGATGTGATGATACTAGCTCCTCCGGCGGTACATATTGTCTTTGTTCTCTTTCAAATTGCATATTAAATTCTTCCGTATTAAATGTGATGTGATTTAATCCAGTATCTATATTATCAGCAATATCTTCAATGTCTCTTACACTATTATCTGTCTTTTCGTATATGTCTATATTTAAATATAAATCTTCACTTGGATATGTATCGATACCGCTATCTATTCGAAATATTACATAAGGGAAGTTAGGGTTTTTAGGCGCTTTATTTCTATAGCTTCGATTGTGTTTGCTTGTCAAGTATTCCAGTATCGTATCAGCTAATAAATTTGTATTCATGCTATCCCTTCTTTCCTATTTCGTTAATAGCAGTTGCTATCATATCCTGTATAACCTGTGCATTTCTTACAACTACTGGTTTAATAGGGTCTTCTTCTTGGCCTGTTATCATTCTTCCAACAATACCTGGAATAGACATTTTGAATCCTATCTGCAAATCCTTTTCTTTTTTTCTTGCCCAGTATCCAAGTGTTTTTTTTAGGATTGATTTTCTCTGGTGAAATTGTTGATTCATTGTGGTTGCTTTAATTTCTTTAACCAGATTCTTACCAACTATATTCATAACTTTTTCTGGTGTTTCTTGAATTTTTGGAATAATTTTTTCTAAGTTAGATTCGAATGTAAAAGGTTCTTTCTTTTTTTTAGCCATTACGGTTCAACCCCTGTATATGAGGTTACTACAAGTTCCCTTTTGTCACCTCTTTTTGGCGCTCTTATAATTGTGAATTGCTGTTCGTTGTAACGTATGTATTTTTCATTTTCGTATTCGAATCCATTGATTTCGAATGTTAGTTCTGGCTTTAATCCAACATTGGAAGCCTGATAAAATTCGGAACGGTTATCATCTAATAGATTTGCATATACTGTTTTCCATGCTATTGTTGGTACGGCTTCTCCATGTATAATAACTTCCGTAACGTTTCCTAATTCGATTAATTCATCCCATGTATTAGACAACTGCATCACCACCATTGTGTATAATCAAATTATGCATTCTGAACTGTATGTGTCTTGGCATTCCTCCGTCACTGTCCTTGTTTTGATACCTCCACGAAACGTAATCAACGATAAACATTATGTGGTTATAATTAGCTGATTCAAGTATCAATTTTTTTTCATCTTCCAATTCCTTTATCACTGAATTTGTTATGGCAGTTAAATAAATATCCCTAACTGTTGAACTTATACCAAGTCTAGATTTTACTAAGCTTAATATCATTTCGACATCCATAGAATCACCCCTTTCATAATAGAAAAGGGGCGAAGCTAATAAGATTCACCCCTTACAAAAATTAAGCCTTTGCTACTACTTGTGCACTACCTACTTTAATAGCACGTACATTAGCATCAAGTTCAACTACGGTTATAACTTTTCCGGTTGCTGCTGTAATGGATGTGCCTGTTGTTATAATAGTATATCCAGAACCAGAATCACCACTTTCAATGTCTACCGCTTTACCTGCAATCTTATATGCAAAAGTTGTGCCAGAAACTTCTCCCCCTGTAAATGCAATTACGCTCTTTCCGGTAACACTTGCATCAGCTACGGAAGTAACCGCAAGCGCTCCTAGAGCTGTGTTGGCATAATCCTTTTCAAATGTTGCTGTTGTAGTTGCATTAGCATTATTAATATTAATGATAAAGAATCCTTCTGCAATAACCGGAGCGCCGTCGTATCTTGCAAGTCCTTTAAATACTGTCATGTCTTCTACAAATTTCACTTGATCTGATGATGCTAGTACTGTACCTTCTCTTTCTGCAAGTAAATACAAGTCTCCATAGCCACCGATAATATCATAGTTTGGAATGAAATCTAAAATTACAATATCTCCTCCAATAATTGGCATTTGGTTCTGCATTCCAGACGCTAAAGCACCAGCAGCATTAAAGTTTAATAATGTGCTAATTAAATAGGCCTGTGTAACACTATTCATTGCAAAGAATTTTCTGCCATCTGAAAAGTCATTTTTACATGCTGCAAAAGCAGTAATAATACTTGCTATTAAAGCAGCTCCTGTAGTACTTACTTTAGTGATATGTGTTGTATGTAAGTCTGCCCATGTAGGAGCATTGTCAGAATAGCTAGCTGGTTTAGATGTTTGCGCTAATCTTGTTGCTATGCCTAATGGTTGCTTTGTTCCTAAGCCATAGAGTATTGCTTTGTCAAGAGCCTTTCCTATCGCCTGTCCAATTTGTGTTAATACTTCGGCTGCGAGTGCGATATCAGAATCTTGCAAGGTTGAATTTGGTATAACTACATAACCTCCAACTTTATATCCATCAACTTCTACTTGGTTAAAACTTAATGAAAGTTCATTTAAAGCTCCAACCATTTCAGTCCAAACCGCTTCTGGAACAGTACCAGAAACATTTTGACGAGCTTTACCCTTGACCGGCTTAGTATTAACCTTGTTGATTAATTTAGAATATTCAGTTATATTCTTCCTGAGAAGATCCAACATAATCTCTGGAATTAATAACTCTGACCCATTAACAGTTCTAGTTTGCGCTGTGAAATCTCTTGTTCTGGTTAAAAACTCTTTAACATCTTCTCTTGTAACTAAGGTTTCAACTTCTGTTCTTGTCATATCTTTAAATATTGCGTATCTACTCATTGCGGTACCGCCCTCTCTTTTTTTATTAATTTTTTCGTTGTGTCTTTTTTCTGGTTCATTTTTAGGTTCATTACTGTTTAATTGATCCAGCTCACCTTCAAGGGCTGTTATTTCTCCCTCTAGCTTACTTTTCTTTTCTTCTAGTTCAGTTTTTTCAGTATCGATTATTTTTTCTTCTTCTTCAGCAGCTGTAATTTCTTCTTCTGTTATTGCTTCATCAATCGATGATTCAAGTTGGGCTTCTCTTACTTTTAAATCTTTTTCTTGCTCTAACAACCCATTTAAAATTGACTTTCTTTGCTCTATTTTTTTACTAAGCATTAACTGTCTTATTGCCATTTCTTAATCCTCTCTTTCATAGCATGTTTTCTTTGTTCTAATTGCTTTTCTTTATGCTGCGCAACCTCACTATGTCTTGCTTGTACTCCGGTTTCTTCATATGCAGGAAATGTGCAAACTGATACTTCATGTAAATCAATCTTTGTAAGTGTCCATTTCACTGTTCCATCGTCTCTCCAATCAGTTGTTTCTTCTTGGATATTAAAGCCAAAACTACATTGATCAACATCTCCACGTTTTACTCTTTCATAGAGATTCACTGCATCAGAATCATTTTCATTCACTTTGATTCGTCCCCATAATCCATAGCTGTCAACTTTTAATTCAAGGGTGTTAGATTTATTTCTCCCAAGCACAAGCGTGGTATCGTGATTTATCAGCGCTCTTATGTCGTTTCCCATAGTTTCATTAAAAGCACTTGGTGATATTTCTTCAAATGCTCCTTGCCACAGTTCGGTTTCTTTACCGAATACAGCGAAATAACCTTCAATAAACATGGTCCCGCTGTCTTGTTCTGCCCTTGTTGCTTTAAATTCAGACTGGTAACTTCTGGTTTGAACTTTATTCCGTTCCATTGTCTTTTTCCCCTTTCAACTTCTTTTGTTCCCCTATCATTCCAGCCGGTATATAATTTTCCAATATAATTCTCTCGTCTAATCCGTCTAATGGTGGCAAATCCAGCCATCCTCTAACTTCATTGCCGAGCATCAAGCTCCTTACAAATAGGTTCGAACCAACTTCCGACAATTCTTTAATGTCGTATGCGTAAAGACTTCTTGAATTAAATTTCCAGTAAAGGTCAGGACTATATAGCAATCCTTTTGTTAGTACTTGTTGTACTCCTTGTGCGATGGACATTATTTTTGAATTTATAAAGTTGTTATATTCATCCTTGTTATAGGTACCTACTCCCAAGAAAAAAGCAGGCACTCCTATGAGTCCTGCTACTGTTCTTTTATCAATTTCAACTGCGTCATTAATTGCTAAATCTTGAAGGCTTAACGGTTTAACTTGCTCTACTTTAAATAAATCAGCTGGAAGTATCCACGGTTTTCCTCCGCTTGTTTCATCTATGTATTTCTTAAGTATTTGTTCTCTGCCCTCCGCTGATGTAAGTTCTTCTGACATTGCATCTACCGATATAATTACAGATGGTTTCCATTTGTCCGACATAAAAGCATTTTTTGTGGCTGTAGCTTGCTTTAAATTATTAACAATATCTTTTAAGGCCACTTGATATCCCTGTCCCATGTAAGGCTTTTCGGGATCCGGGTTTATTATAAAGTGAAGTACCTCATCGTGATTGTATGTCTGATCTCCATAAATCACCTTGTATCCATTTTCTGTATCCATAAACATTGTCCTAGATGGTCTTAACGGCTTTAAATCTTGTATTAACCCATTACTAACAATAGGATAAACAACACTGTTTCCTTTACCTTCTAAAAGCATTGTATTAACAATGTTATACATCCATGTTTTGCGTGTCATGATTCCATAAGGATTAATATCTATTTTTCTTGACAATTCATTTTTAACTCTAATATCTCCCTTGTCTGTATTTTGCATTAAATAAATTGTCATCGATGAAACCAAATCTGCTATTTTATCAACAGCTATTCTGACTTCTGGATTATTTGCCAATGTTGTATATCCAGGAACACATAATGTGGAACTTGCCGAATCAGTCATAAACCATCCAACTGCTGACGCTTCCCTTTTTTCTTTTTGTGGCTCTGCTCTGGTCTTTACCATATTTGCTCTATCGCTTATATTTCCCAAAATTAATCATCCTCCTTTTTGTTTGTACCGTTAAGCCATGCACTTGCTGACGATGCATTTTCCATGTTCTCTAGCATTCTTACACAAGCAAAAACAGAGGCATCAAATATATCAATCCTCTGTTCTTCCATGACTTTTTCATATTGAATCATATCATCTGTTTTTTCTATAGCTCTAACATTTTGCACACAATATTCATAGGCTTCTGAATGTAAATAGTAAAGTTTTCCTTCTTTAGCTTTGCTTTCAATATGCCTAAATCCTTCTGATTTTTTATAAAAGTACTGTGGCTGATCTATTATCTTGAATCCAGCTTTTTTCATTCCAAGGAAATATTCACGGCAGAACTTTCTATCATGTCCAACCATTTTAATTTTAAATCCTTTCCTTTTCATCATGACAAACCAGTTTACTATATCGGCATGGTTTACTACCGGGCTATTACACATTGTTAACCATCCATCATCTTGCCATCCGAATAATGGTATCCCGTCTTCATCTGCCTTTTTGTGCGCTGCTACAATCGGAAACCACGCATGTGTAATGACAATGTCAACTCCTTTATATTCACCATATAGAGCGGCAGCGGTTAAATCATGAAGCTTAGATAAATCTGCACCACCAAACCAATTAATTGGTAGCTTTGCTAATTCTTCTAACGTCCACTTGTATTGCCTATCTGAATTTTTAAATTCATCTATATTGAAGTACGCTTTCATGGCAGAGGTATATATATTTAAACTCTTCGCTAAGAAGTCTTTTCTAACCTGCGGATCATTCTGCGCTTGCAATGAATCATTTATCATATCTTCTTTACGAATTGTTACACCGTAATTAGGATTAGCCTTTTCATGTTCGATTGGATTAGTGTAATCAACATTGCCTTCTTCGTCTTCATCTGCCTTACAAATAAATATACAATATGAATCATCTTTTATAGTTCCTTTTAGAACCTTTTTACAATACTCTAATCTTCTATAACAAAATGATGCCATGTTATCACCAGCTGTCGTTATACCAATCATCAATTTATTTGTATAAGCTTTCATAGCTTCTTTGATTATGTTGTATTGCTTAGGTGATTTATAGGCATGAATTTCGTCTGCTATTCCTATGTTGCAGTTTAGTGAATCTTGTCGGTCTGGATTTGCAGCTAAGGCTTTTATATAAAGTGAACCATCACCTAAATCTCCTTTAATGGAATGTTCTTGATTATTATCAAGTATTCTAAAATTTTCTGATTCACCCATTTCATTAATATTAAAATTTATAAAATTGAAACTCTGTAGTGATTGTTCAAGAGCTGCCCCGACAATATATATTTTTGAACCAGACTTTCTTTCTAGCAATCCTAGCGCCCACGATAAAGCGCCTACGAATCTAGTCTTTCCGTTCTTTCTGGGTATGTAAATGAATACTTCCTTAAATCTTCTTATTTTAGTTCCTTTAATATAAAACCCTAATACATTGTATATAATATATTTTTCCCACGGTTCCAATAAAAAAGGCTCCCCCATTAATGGAGTGCCGTCTAATTTTTCACCTTGATCATGAACGAAGGTCTTTTCAATTATTCCAATTACAAACTCTGCATCCTTTGGATTAAAATCGTATAAATCATTTTGTATATCATCTAGAAACCTTTGGCAACCCTCTATTAATTCAATACATGCAATTTTATTTTTACCTACTATGCTATTGGCATACTCCATAACAATGTCATAGTTTTTTAGTTTAGTATCTTTATCCTTTTTCGATGGCACTTAAAGCAGCTCCAAGTTTAGATTGTTTTTTTTGTCCCGTACTAGGAATGTCTCTCGCCATAGCCTTAGGGTTCAAACAAAGTCTGTCTGAATATTGGAGTATGTCTTTTCTGAGACTTTCTAACGTAGAAACAATAGGCGATTTTTTTGTACCTCCTTCGGATGTGAACTCTTTATACTTGTAATCACTATCCTTAAATTCTTTAGTTAACCTTTCATATTGTTCTCTCATTTCACAATATATATCAATAACCGATTCATACTCGGCTTTATATGTGCCAAGTTTCTTCATATCCGCAATGGTGTTTTTTCTTATACTTTCCTTGCAAATAGCCTTTCCAGCCATACAATCATCCTTTCTGAACTTTCGGAATTTTTTTTACAGAGCTCGCTCTATTGGAAGAATCTCCTACCGCCGGTACCTTAGTTATTAAAATGTCTATTAAATACCAGGGGGGATATAGTTTTTATAAAATATTTTTATTTTATCTTTTACTCTCTCAACTAATTGTAATCCGTTCTGTGTTAACGTATCATCTGTTCTGTTGTGCATCTTATCATGACATTTATTACATAAGCTAATTAAGTTATCGTTGCATAGTATTAGCTCATGATAATTATCAGCTGGATTAATATGATGTACCTGTTGTGCTGCTGTTGTCTTGCCGTACCTCTTACACTCTTGACATAAATACTTATCACGCTTAAGTATTACTTGTCTCTTCCTTATCCATCGTGTATCTTTATAGTTCATACTTGCTCACCTTCTTATACATCCCTTACCTGGTACCTTGATATATCCAACTGATCCCGAGTTACCTCTAATAACCTTTATCTCCCCACACTTACTACTTGATATGTATACACACCCTATACAGCTTTTACGAACCATAGTGTACCTTTCCGCACTTACTACATTTCCAGATGTATTTACGTATGTAATGGCCTTGATCGTTTATATCAATGTAATCACCAGATGCAATGTATTTATGTTTGCAGAAGAACTTTTGTTTAATATTATTTATTAGCTTCTTCATTCTCCATCTCCTTAATTAAATCATTTATATACCACATAGCTTTCTTAAGGTCTTCAACTCCGTTTTTCTTTTTCCATCTCCATAAATACTTAATGGCGTTAGCTGTATCTACTGCTTCTATACCTTTTAAGTCTTTAATAGCTTCTTTAATAGCTTCTATACACTCTATATTTCCACCTGTATAATGTGATGGATGATTTACATTGTCTTTCATCTGCGGTATTGGCATCGGGTTTATAACAACATTTGCCTTACTCATACTTTAACCTCCCTTATAACTTTGCAGTGAAATGTTTATTAGCACCACTCAAATAAATAACTGGTGTATCTTTGCTTGCAGGTTTAAACTCAAATGCTTCACCGTATCCACCATAATCTAGTGTTGCTGCTGTATTTACAAATAACTTATCTACACAGTTTACATTGTTATTGCTTGTATCTACTCTGTAAAATGCTTGTTTCATAACCATAGGAAGGTGAGTGTGTGAGTGAATGTATATGTCTGCATCAACTATGCTCGCCATATCAGCTAGTCTGATAGCTTTGGCACCTTCTTTTCTACCGCCACCCGATCCGTGAATAGCATATAATGTATACCATTGTTTTCTCTTGCGATATTCATTCCATCCCATTCTAAGAAATATAAGTGATGATGTACTAGAAAATTTATCAGCCAGTTGCATTTCCCTAGCCATAACTTCCGTTAAGTCAATTCCCTCTTTTCGGTATGTCCTAGCTTCGTGGTTACCAGACTGAATAGAAAGTATTTTATCTTTAATAGGTGTAAGCAAGTCTACTGCCTGACCTATCTGTTGCATTGGCGTTAGATTCTCAGCGTAACTATCAGATATAGATGTCTTAGTGGCATTATTCATTAAGTCACCGTTTAATATTACGTAAGCATTAGGTGTCTCTTGAATGTATCTAATTCTTTCCTGTATTAGTTTATTGTCACAGTGTTTATCTCCTAGATGTAAATCAGCTAAGGTATGTACCTCTATTTGCTTTAAATCCTCTGCTAAATCAATCTTTATACAATTCATTTGTCACCTTCTTTCTACATGAAAAAGCACCTACCCAACTTGATGGATAAGTGCTTCATTTATGGTTTTCTCCTGCCATCCAGGTGCGGATTACCATAAACCGCTAGGAGAAGGAGGTAAGAAACTGTTCTAAGTGTTCTATAATTTGTATCTTAACTATAACATACTTGTTGCGTGTCTTTCTATGTCATATTTCTATTTTTAGTTTTTTATCTCTAAGTTCCCTGTTCCTCAAGTATGTTTCTCTAAACTTTTTCTTGGATTCGGGCAATTGCAAAGCACCGTGTTCTTTTTGTGTTACCCAAATTAAGTTACTGACATCATTATTCTGTTTATTACCATCGATATGATGAACATGAGATTTTTTATCTGTGTTTGGTAAAAATGCAATAGCAGCTAATCTATGAACACTTCTGATATTATTACGCCTGTTATAATATAAATTGCATCGGCAATACCCAGACTTTTCAACCGAAATACTAAGCAAGGACAGATTACTATTTCTTCTTATATTTCCATAATTGCTTATCTGATAAATATTTATGAATTCATCTATATCTTTCCACTCTTCCATTTATACCACCTCCGTTCTTATACTGTTTAATGCTTTGCTATGTATTCGATGTGTTTGCTTCCAGCAATATCCTATGTCTATGCATATCTCTTCCCATGTTTTAAATTCTATATACCTTTTGTGCAGTAATGAACTTTCAATTCCATCTCTAATATCCATTATTTTTTCTTCGATATCTATTTTCCTAGTATCACATTCGAGTTGCTTGGCTTGTATTTTTTCTTGTAGTTTTTCTATCTTGCATATATAATCAGATAAATCTGTTTTAATGTTTCCCTTTGGCATATCTGTTATATTTTGTATCTTAGCTGATTCGTTGGTTTCTCTAAGTGATTGCAACTGTTCTTCTAGTGAGGATACTTTATAACACAAGTTTTGATATTCTTTTAGGTACTCTTTTTTTTCTTCATTTTCTGTCATTCATTACCTCTCATTCTCTCTATCTAATAATACTTGTAATTTATCAGATACAGGATCAGTCCAATCAAGTTTTTGTCCACAGTGATAACAATAATTCCTCCGTACTATCTGTGCAGCACTGCATACAATACATGTTCCTACGCTGCCGAAAGTTAAAGGTGCTAACACTTTCTTAGGTATCTGCTTTTCTAATGCCTGTACAGCTGAAATTGATAAATCATCTGCTATCATTTCTCCAACCTGCTTAGAGAGTTGTATGCATGTGTCTATTGCTCTTTCGATATCATTCATTAAGTTTTCTCCTTAAATCATCTGCGCATTCCTTACAAAAGTGAATTCCTTTATGTATCTCAACGGCACATTCATGACATATTTTCTTATCACAAGTTAATGTTATTGATTCTAGTCCCGCATTTCTTCCCTTTGTCCTCACTATACTGGTAGTAGGCATATCACACAGCAAATTTGCTTCATTCTTATTACATATTTCACATTTATCTTTCATTCTTCAACCCCCTAATTCCACTTTTAAGTCCATATTTGATACACTTCCATGTATTTGAATTGTGTTCTAATCCTTCAAGAAAATAGCCACATTTAAAATCCTCAATAAAGCATTTTATTTTATTCATCCTCATTACTTCCTTTCGACTTATAGCTAACCTTTAAACTCGTAAACAACAACAGTAATATCCACCAGAATCCATGATTTACCACCATATAACATGTTAAGGCTATTAATGCAAAATAGAATACACATACTATTGCCATTGTTTTATCATTCATCCTTATTCACCCTGTCTTTCCATTTTTGGTATTCTCTTCTGTTTCGCATATAATCAAGAAGCCATGTGGTTCTTCTTGTCGCATCTACCCACTTACTCCATACTCCATTTGCTATTGTCAATAGTCCTAAGATACTTAGCAATATCCCACCCATGCATATTACAATAAGTCCTACAAACTTCATTGTTTCTATAAATTCATTCATTTTTGCTTTCCTCTTTCTTTCTATCCATTGCGCCTACATATGCAATTGTTACAAAAACATTCCATAGTAGAGAAGCTCCAAGTATCATAAATAGAAACTCATTCATCCTTATTCACCGCCTTATCTAAACTTATTTGCCTTTTATATTTCTTAAGCAATCCACAATTATTACAATTTCTTTTATTTTTGCAAAACCAACAATTATCATTTCCCAAGTTAAACCATTTAGGTGGAGACGGAACTTGTTTTCTTTTTGCTTTACTCAAAACCACCCTTTCCTTTCAAATCCTATTGCTTAAAGCAAAAAAACTTAAATTTACTTAGTCACTTTTCTTAAAATATCATCCATATCAAGGTCATTATCATCTAACCATTTTCTTAATGATCCTAATTGGTTGCACCATTTCTTTGCTTCTCTTTCCCAGTATCTGTTGTCATAATCTTCTAAGTCTTGATTGGTTAGTATTCTGGCTTTTCCATATATCTCGTTTGTTTCTTTCTCAGTAGAAGCTATGAACGCATCGGTGAGTTGTTGCAATGATATTCCGTTAAGATTTTCTTCTAAATCTTCATATCTCATTAATTTAAAGACGATATCAATTATTTTATTTGGCGTTAATGTCCCTATATCTATTCCGTCATAGACTAATCTCTCCATATCATTCACCTGCCTTTTCATATTCATCTGGATAACCTCTTTTGCATGTAAAGCAATGCTTTGATACTTCAACTTTTCCAGTGTTGTATCTGCATCCATGACAGGTTTCTTCCGGCTCTGACTGGATATATTCTTTAACCTTGTCTATCCCTAGTATTATTGCTAAATGATTATCTTGGATTTTAACAGACTTTGCATTGTCGCACTTTTGATTCTCTTTTTCTATTTCTGTGCTAATCCACTTTAAAAGCTTTTCCTTATTCATTGGATACCTCCTACAGTTCTATAAAATCTAAATCTGGATATGTATTAAGCAAATCGTCCAATATAAACCAGTGTTCTTCTGTGCTTACATCTTCTTTTGGTGTTTCTTTCTGGTATTTCTCATATGCTTTTTCGGTAAGTATCACTTTGTACCCATTCTTGAAATTAATTTTCCATCCGCTTCTCATTGCTTATCTACCTCCTGTAATAGCTCTGGATTATCATGGGTGTTCCCGATTACGATTGCATCATGAGTTAATAACGTCATCTTATGAATCATGAACCAGATGTTTTTATTTCTTAACCTCAATCCATAATGAGTGTTGGTGTTGGTAAATTCCACTACATAATTCCTGTAATATTCATTTGTTTCGAAATCATATGGTAAATCCCAACCTTCGTGCTCTTTCTCAACAAGTTTTTCGTGCTTGAACTGTATAATATCCCCCTCATATATCTCTTTACCGTTCTTATCTTTAAGACCTGTATATTGTCCTACTGTTTCTGGTATTACCGTAAATGCGAAATACTGTCCATCTTCACTTGGCTGTATCCGAACTGCATATTCATCATTTCTTGATTTGTCCAGTAATAAGCAACCATATA